GCATATGATCACACCACAATCTAAAACACAATACTTTCAATCTTATGAGTTGTTGAATACAGGATTTTTAAATATATGAGTATTTCAGAAACCATTGGTAAAAATTTCGATTGGTTTGTTGGCCAGGTTGCTCTTGGCGGTGCGCAGGATCCTGAAAAAGAAGGCAGGATTAAAGTAAGGATTATAGATGAATATGCTGACAAGGTAGAGGATTCTGATATGATATGGTGCAGGCAGTTAATGCCTTGTAACAACGCATCAAAAGAAGGTAAAGGCTGGTTGCCGACAGGAATAGAAGCCGGAACATATGTTATAGGATTTTATCTAGATGGCAAACAAAAGTCTATACCAATGATTATAGGAACTTTTCATCTACAGAATCGTTATGGGGAACTTGGCAGTGACGTAAATCCTATTGCAAAAGGGAATAATCCAGTTCAAAAAGAATATGATCTACTTGAACCCCGAAGCAAATATGCAGCAGTATATCCTTTTAATAAAGTATACGAATCTACATCTGGGCATGTTATAGAGGTAGATGATACCCCATCAGCTGAAAGAATACATATATATCACACCAGTGGTTCTTATATTGAAATGGGTCCCGATGGGGAAATTGTGACAAAGGCAACCAATCATGCAATTGTTGCTACCGACAATGCCACTATAAAAACGAACAACCACTCAGTAATTTCTAACAGCAGTGAAGAGTTTACAGGGACTAAGGATATTAGTTCTGTCACAACGAGTATGAGTTCATTTGTCAACACTGATATAACCTCTGATGTGAATATTAACGTGCAGGCTCCGGTTATTCATTTAAATGGAACGACAATTTCTCGCTTTACTGGAGATCTTACTGTATCAATAGAGGCTCCGGTTATTAATTTAAAAGGAATAGTTTTAATTAATGGGCGAATTCCAGTAGTAATATAACAAATATAAAGAGAAGATAAATGGCTGCCGAAAGAGTAGATAAAAAGTATACAGCAGGTGTAAAACAAGAAGACACATACAGTGATTTTTTTGTTAATTTTAACGCACATCCTAATACAGGGTTTCTTCTTAAGAGAACAGATATTGAGGCTGTCAAAAGGTCAATAAGAAATCTTCTTTCAACTGAACAAGGGGAGAGAATTTACAATGAAAACTACGGAAGTCGTATAAGATCTTTATTGTTTGAATTGCCAACAAGTATTAACAAGGAGCAATTAAAATCTTCCATAGAATCTGCAATCGAAAATTATGAGCCAAGGGCGGATTTAAAAGAAGTGGTTGTTGGAATAAGTAATGATGAAACGACTTATGTGATAGATGTATATTTTTCTGTAATAAATAATCCAAACCTTCAAAATTTACAAATAAAAATGGATAGAGTACGATAATGCCAGCCAATTCAAGCATATCATTAACATCACTGGACTTTGACAGCTATAAGAGCAGCTTAAAAGCATTTTTGAAACAACAAAATCTTTTTAAAGATTATGATTACGAATCTAGTAATATGAATGTGTTTTTAGATGTATTGGCTTATAACACTTATCAAAATTCTTTTTACTTGAATATGGTTGGTAATGAGATGTTTCTGGATTCAGCTAAAATAAGGTCTAGTGTTGTGTCTCATGCAAAAGAGTTGAATTATACACCAAGATCATTTCGTTCTGCATCTGCTAATGTCCAGGTTACAATAACATCATCAGATGCTACAAAAAGAAACATAACAATACCCAAGGGAACTGGTTTCAGCACAAGAGTTGGCTCAAACACCTTTATCTTCACAACAAACGAATCTTCGGTTGTTACAAGTTCAAATTCAACATTTGTTTCCAGTTTAACCATTTTTGAAGGTGATTTTGTTACTGACGCTTATGCAGTTGATTATGAGACTCCATCTAGTTATATTATTTCAAATGAAAATGTGGATTTGTCAAGTTTAAAGGTTACAGTCATAGAAGACAATGGTTCAACTCTGTTAAGTTATAGCAGAGCAACATCATTATTTGATCTGGATGATCAATCAAATGTATTTTTTGTACAGGCTTACAGGGACGATTTGTATGAAGTTATTTTTGGTGATGGTTTGTTTGGCAGACAGCCTAAAAACAATTCTTCTATCATTTTGGAATATAGGGTATCAAGTGGTGAAATGCCCAATGGTGCAAGAATATTTAGACCGGCAGAAAATATTGATAATGAATCCAATATAAGTGTCAGAGCTTTATCTTCTGCAGGTGGTGGTGCTGTTTATGAATCTATAGAATCTATAAAATACAATGCCCCAAGAGCATTTACAACGCAAGAAAGAGCAGTTACCGCAGGAGATTATGAAAATATTTTAAAGGAAAATTATCCTGAAATTAATGTGGTCACGGCATTTGGCGGTCAAGATGCTAACCCACCACAGTATGGTAGGATTTTTGTTTCTGTTGATTTGAATGATATAGATGGGATGCCAGCATCCAAGATTGATGAATATACTAGGTTTTTGCGCACTCGTTCAACTGTATCAATGGAACCCATATTCATAAATCCGGAATATGTTTATATAGAAGCAATATCCAAGATAAAATACAACATCAACACCTCAACATTAAATCCGGAAGATATTAGAACTATTGCAATGTCTTCAATGTTAACTTATGCATCAACAAATTTAAATAAGTTTGCAGCAACCTTTAGATATTCCAAATTCATAGAAACCATAGATAACTCAGACACAAGTATAATCAGTAATGACACTGATATTAGACTTGTGAAATATGCAACCCCAGTATTAAATGCTATTCAAAAATTTGTGGTGAGTTTTAATACCGAGTTGGCTGACATATCCAGTTTTAGCCCAGCAGAACACCCAAGCCTAGATTATCATACCATATCATCTTCCAATTTTATATATGATGGGAGAGTGTGCAATATCGAGGATAATGGTGATGGCGTTTTAGGAATTGTGACTACAATTGGTCAAAACCATAAGTTAATTGTCAATTGCGGTACAGTTGATTATTTGACTGGTAAAATTAATATTAATAATTTAAAAATATCTTCATTTTCTGGCGCGTATTTAAAATTTTATGCAGTTACCAAAAGTAAAGATATATCATCGACAAAAAATACTATTTTAAATATAAGGGAATCTGATTTGAAAGTTACTATAGAACAAGTAAGAGAATAATGAAATCCATAGAAAAATTAATATCGCCTCTGATAGAGTCGCAATTTCCTTCTTTCTATAAGGAAGAAGGACCGCAGTTTATTGCCTTCGTTAAGGCATACTATCAGTGGATGGAACAAACCGGAAATCCTTTAAACATTTCCAGGAATCTTTTAACTTACAAAGATATTGATACAACCCTGGATGATTATATTCTATATTTCAAAGAAAAATATTTAAAAAATATTCAGTTTGATACCGCCACAGATACAATAAAATTAATAAAAAATTCTTTAACTCTGTATAGATCAAAGGGTACAGAAAGGTCAATAGATTTATTTTTCAAGTTGGTTTATGGTACTGGTGCAAGGGTGGGTTACCCTGCGGAAAAGATATTTCGTCTCTCTGATGGTAAATATGTTGTACCGAATTATATTGAAATTTCATACAGTAAATATAACGTTGATTATGTTGGTAAACAAATATCCGGATCTTTATCTGGTGCAACAGCATTTGTTGAAAATTACATCAGAAGAAAAGCTGGATATGGGTACGTCAATATTCTTTACGTTACTAATATTTCAGGAACTTTCCTGAAAGGTGAAATGCTTGGTATCAATGTAAACAGTTCGCCGGTATTTGATGTGACAAAAAGAGCTTCTATTATAGGTTCAATATCAAGTGTAGTTATAGTTGACAAAGGTAGAGATTTTTCTATCGGTGATATTGTATCATTTACCAATTCCAATAGAGGTGTTGGTGGGTTGGCTAGAGTATCAGCAACATCCGAGGCAACTGGGCTTGTAGATTTCCTGTTTTTAAGCGGCGGATATGGGTACACCACGACCGCTGATTCTGTTGTTTCTGAAAAAGTTATATTAGCAGCAAATGTTGTAGCAAATTCAACTGCCACGCAATATTATTCCTTATTGGAAAATATTGTCCAGCCAATTGCAAATATAAATTTCACCTCGGCAAATGGTGTTTTGTCTTTAGGTGAGAACATTTACCGTTATGCAAGTAATAATCTTGTGGGTGCTGGTAGAATTATAAATTTATCTCAAACTGGTGCCAATGGGGATATTACAGTATCCCATGTCAACGGATCCTTTTTACAAAGCGGGACATTCTACACTTTAGGAAACACTTTTTCCTTTTCATCTAATACAATAGAAGATAGAACCATCAACGCAAAGGTGATGGGTATACCGAACACCTATACATTAACAATTTCTTCTCAAGTTGGTGAACTTGAAGTTGGTGAAAACGTATATCAAAATACATCTGACACGGTAATAGCATACGGAATCCTCCGCAGCATAATACCAACAGCAACTGGCAACACTTTAAACTTATCAGGTGCTGCTGGATCTTTTAAATCAAGTTTGGTATTAAGATCTGAAAGCAATGTTGCGTTTTCTGCAAACATAAGTAACATAGAACACAATCTGGGTGTTTATGAAATTAATAAAACCACTCATAGATTGAAGTACAGCACTGCTAATAATGCAAACATAACAGATAGTAATTTTATATATCAATACAATCCTTCCGGCAATGTAATCGCAAAGGGTCTGTTAATAACTTCTACTTATACTGCCAACTCGGGCAATTTGACGGTATATCCGTTATCCGGTTATTTTGAAGATACATTAAAGATTTATACAGATTCAAATACAGCACAAGCCACTTTGATAACATATTCTGCTAATGTGGAAGGTGGGGATTTTATTGCTTCGGGTAATTCCAGAATGTTTACCGTTTTGGGTAATACACAACTGGCTCCAGTTACTTTAAGCAGTGGGTCGGGAGCTGAGTTTGAGGTTGGTACTATTGGTGAAACTGAAGTTATATTCATCAACACCGACATCATTTCATCAAACAACGTAGATTATTTGGATATTGATAGATTGAATCTGACTGTATCATCTAATACTGGACTTGAAATTGGTGATTACGTTTATCAGGAAGCAAATAAAATAGCATTTAATTCAAGTTTAAGAGTGAACGCCACCTCAGGTTTTATTACTCTTAATGCAGTTTCCCCAAACCCAAACAACAGATTTGCAAACGGCGAATATATCAAATATAATGTTGATTCCGGCAATACTGTGATAAACGGATTGACGGCAAATGACAGTTATTATGTTTATTTTGGAAATAACACAGGTGTTATATTGTCAAATCCATACGACAAAACACGTCCTTTAAATATAACATATGATACAAATTTTGCAAACAATTTATCAAGTGAAACTGGTCATTATTTTTATAAAGAAAATTTTGGAACTGTATTTGAATTGGGTTCTGGATTGGCAAGAACTAAAGACAATCATAATTTATTTGGGATAACCACAGCTGGCAGTAATACATCAACATATGGTAATACCAATTTAATTTTATCGGATGATAATACTACAAATACTGCTATAACAGCAATAACCAATTATTCCTACGTTTCTACGGCGAATCAACAATTTTTTACTTTGTTAATTAGAGAAGCTGGATATGGGTTTCCGAAAAATCCAAAAGGGGATGCCAAAGATATAATATATTCCTGTTTGAGTTTTGGAAGATTTGAAATCGGTGTGATAGATTCTCTTGCTGGATTGGATCCTGGCAGCGACTATAATATTGATCCGTATATACTTGCGTATCAACAAGAAATTGCAGCTTTTAACAGGAAAGATTTAATTTTAACTGTAGAAAATGCCACCAGTAACTTTACAGTTGGGGAAAAGATAAATCAAATACAGGCAAACCTGTCATTTTATGATTTATTGGTCGGCGGAAGTGTTTATGGTAATACATTTACCGAGGTTGAAATCGGAGTTAATGCTCTAACGGAATCCGCCAATTCTGATTTTATTTACACACCATCAACAACAATAGACTTTAACAGGTCTGTTGTAGTTGACGATAGTTTAGATTTTGTTTCTGTTTCTAATAATGAATTTAGTAATAATGATTATTTAAGATATTACACATCTACTGGAAATACTGCGGTAACTGGGTTATCAAACAATGGGTTTTATTTTGTTGTATCTTCAAATACTTCTGGATTTAAAGTTTCAACAACATCTAATGGTGCAAGTGTAAATATAGCCAGTGGCGCCAATCTTCAAAATTTCAATTCCAACACCATCATAGGTGGTACTGATTTTATTTTATTGACAAGCGCAAATACATATTTTGCAAATGACGCTGCGGTAACATATTTTACAAATGCTTCAAGTGCAGCAGTCAGTGGTTTAACGAATAATGAAATCTATTTCATCAGGTTTGCGAATACAACTGGATTTGCTCTTGCTTTAACTTCCGGTGGAGCAAACGTAGATATATCTGCACAAAACCCAGGGTCAAACGGTCATTTTGTAAAATACTATAATCCTGATTTCAATGGTAATTATTTTGTAAAATATTCAAACCCGCATTCAAATAATGCACAGTTGCTTTATACAACAGCAACTGGCAACACTGTTATCAGTGGCTTATCTAATGCTCAAGTTTATTTTACTGTATTTGCAAATTCGGTTGGATTTAAAGTTGCATCAACCTATGGCGGTGCAAACGTAAACTTAACCAGCGGTATTGATGAGTCTGGTCATTATTTCTCTACGATACCAGGATTTTTACCAAGAGAAAAAATATATCAAACAGCAGTCAGAACGTTTAATGCAAACACCAGTGTAGCTAATACTACAGAATTTATTACATTATCAAGTAATTATTTTGCAAATGGTGATGTTTTGGTATATACAGTTTCCGCTGGCAACACAGCAAGTGTAGGATTGACCTCTGGAGATAGTTATTATGTGGTTAACTCAAACAGTTCTGGAATAAAACTATCACTTACCGTGGGCGGATCTGCAGTTAATTTGACTTCGGGTGTTACTGAGGCAGGACACAATTTAACATCAACACCCAATGGTATAATATATTCAGTTTCCATAACAGGTTCTAATAATATTATCACAGTACGGGATACAGAAAACACTTTTACAAATACAGTAAACATATTTTCATATACAAATTTAAATATAACATCCAATGTCAGCTCTGTTACTTTACAATCCATAACCAGCACCGCAAAAGGTATTATTAAGAGTGGGAGCAACTCATCTGTGCTTTTTGTCAAAAGAATTACCTTTGAAAATACATTTAATGAAGACATTAATGTTGTTGGTGATGTTTCTGGAGCAAGCGCAAACGTTTCCGGTGTTTCTGAAGATTTTAATACAAGACCAATAGGGCTGAATGCTGTCATAGAAGCAAACGTGGTAACTGCAAACGGACAGGTTACAAACTTACAGATAGTTGATTCTGGGGTGGCTTACTCTAATTCTGAAAGTGTACAATTTAATTCAGAAGATGGTTTGAGATCTGGAACAGTCAGAGTTGTAACTGGTGGAAAGGGCATTGGTAAGGGTTATTATGCATCAACAAGGGGATTTTTGTCTGAAGAAAGTTATATACATGACAGTGACTACTATCAGGAGTATTCCTACGAAATATTCAGTAAACTCTCATTAGACAAATACAAAGATATGTTTAAAGAGGTTATGCATATTGCAGGCACAAAATTTTTCGGTTCCGCAGAAATAATAGAATCTGATTCGGCAAATGCCTCATTTTCTTCATTATCAACTGGAGAAGAATTGTCATTTAACCCAAGTACAAAAGTCAGCAGTGCTAATGATACCATTGATGTTGGTATTGCCACTGGCGATGTTCAAAATTTCAATTCCAACACCATCGATGGTGCTACTGATTTTATTTTACTGGCAAACGCAAGTACATATTTTGCAAATGACGATTCAGTAAAATATTCTACAAATGCTTCAAGTGCAGCAGTCAGTGGTTTAGCAAATAATGAAATTTATTTTCTCAGGTATGCAAATTCAACTGGATTTGCCCTTGCTTTAACTCCAGGCGGGGCAAATGTAGATATATCTGCACAAAACCCAGGGTCAACTGGTCATTTTATACAATACTATAATCTAGACCACCCATTTGCAAATGGTGATTATGTTTATTATTACACCGCAACAGGCAATACAGTTCTTTCAGGATTGGCTAATGCTTCTTATTATTATGTAATAAATAGTAATAGCAGTAGCAGTATTTTTAAATTGTCAGCAACTTCTAGTGGAAATGTAATAAATATTACATCTGGTTTGAATGAAACTGGTCATTATTTATTAAAAACGGTTGAGGAAAGTTAATGTCTGTAACACAAAAATTAGTCACGAAAAACTTTAATGTTGAAAATGCAACATCATTTTTAAATTCATTTGCAAATAATGATATAGATTATTTTGTTTACGTTGGCAGACATATTCCCTATTCAGGTGGTGATACTGCAATACCAACACCAACGGACAGTGTTGAAGACGCCCATTACGATGTTTATGACAATATGATTTTCGCAAAAAGGTTAACATCTTCTGATGTTATGTATATGATTAAAAACAATGCCTGGGTTGCCAACACGGTAATTTATGATGAATATTCCCATACCGATCCTCTTTTGTACGAAAAAGATTTTTATACAGTAGTAAATAATTCAACAGAGTATAATGTATATAAGTGTTTGTTCAACAATTCTAATGCATATTCAACTATTGCACCATCAAGGGTGGGCAGTGCGGCAGATCTTGAGCCAATAACAACTGGTGATGATTATGTTTGGAAATACATGTGTACTATCACCAAATCTAATTATGAGAAATTTTCTTCTACAGAATATGTACCTTTAACTGCTAATTCTGATGTCATATCAGGTGCTACAAATGGCAGGATAGATATAATAAAAATTGTAGATGGCGGTGAGATGTATAACAATTACATTGCAAACGCTTCCTTTAAGACTGGCGACATAGTAGTCGGCGGATCTGGGACAACTTACGGTGCACCTGAAACAGCATCATCTTTAGACAATTATTATCAAGGTGGTGTTTTAAAAATAACCTCTGGTGCTGGTATAGAGCAATATAGAAGAATTGTTGATTATTCTGGAACTACTTTACAGAAATTATTTACAATAGATAGAAATTTTACAATAACTCCAGCAGTGAATGACACTTACCAGGTATATCCTTACATTTTAGTATGGGGAGATGGAACAGAAACTACCCCAGCCGAAGCAATGGCGATAGTTGATTCAGCTTCAGTAAACTCAATATCAAGTATTGAAATATTGAATCCAGGTGCAGGATATAGAAAGGCAACTGCAGTGGTTGGTAAATCACCAACAGATGTTCCATATACTTCGTCAAGTACCCTGATAGATTTACCCTCAGTTATAAGTAACGATGTCGGCTTTAAAGTTGCGGAACTAACTCCTATCATACCACCAAAAGATGGTCATGGATCTGATCCATATTTAGAATTGGGTGCTAATAGAATTTGTGTCAGTGCCAAATTTAATCAAACAGAAAACAATACAATTTCTGTTGAAAATGATTTTAGGCAAGTTGGTATAATTAAAAATCCAAAATTCCATAATGTCGAGTTAATATATTCAACTGGCGCCAATCTTGTAGGAACATTTACAGTTGGTGAGACAATTAAACAATATAAACAACTAAAACTATTGGGTAATGTCAGTATCACTTCAGGTAACAGTTATATAAACAAAACAGATGTAGGAAAAATATCAAACACCGTGACCATAGTGTCAGCTGGTGTGGCATATGTCAATGGAGTTGATACCATATCAGTTAATAATTCCAGCACAAATGGTACAGGATTTGCAGCTGGTCTGACAGCTAATGCCACAGGTGTTATAACTGCTGTTACCGTCACCAATCAAGGCAGCGGGTATAGTATACCGCCAACATTAACGATAACAACCTCAACAGGTAGCAACGCTGTTTTAACTGCGGCATTAGCAAACCCACAAAACACTGTTTTTAGAGATTGTTTTGTTGCAAACGATTATGCTCTGGTAAAAACCACAACGCAAAATTATCTGACTGAAGTATCATCGGTGCCATATGATGATAGAATAATCGGGACTACAAATTCATCCTTCACTGCAACTAATGCAGAAATATCAGCATTGGATTTTACCGCAGAAGCAATTGTCACTGCGGTCAGTGTTGGTCAATTAACAGTATCTAATGTCAGTGGTGTGTTTGCTTCCGCTGGTAAGATATTGGGGCTGAGTTCCGGAGCTACAAGTTTCATAACAACAACTCCTCAAGTAAACGATAAGAATGCAGGTTCTTTTACCATTTCTTCACAATTGACCCGACTTGTGGGTAATTTTGCAAACTCATCACCAGCTTTTGAAGAAGATGAGTTAGTTGAACAAGACACATTATTGAATATCGTACAACCTTTTGGATATTTTCATCATTCTGAACTTGGTGCTGGGTTGGATGATGATACCCTATTTATCAATAATGAATCTGGTATTTTTAATATCAGCAATAGCGTGACAATTATCGGTGATAACAGCACTGGTGTGTTGGATAATTTGATAACTAAATATAAGGGTGATTTTGTAAAAGATAGTGGGGAGGTTCTTTATTATGAGAATCTAAACCCTATAACAAGAAAAGATAATAAATCAGAAATTATAAAAATAATTTTGGAGTTCTAAGATAAATGGCTTTGCAAACAGACCTAAACGTATCACCATATTTTGACGATTTTAACGAGGATAAAAAATACTATAAAGTATTATTTAAACCTTCTGTTGCGGTTCAAGCTAGGGAATTAAATACATTACAATCTATTCTACAAAATCAAATTGAAAGATTTGGTGATAACATTTTCAAAAAGGGAACTGTTATAGAGGGTTGTAGCATTATTTTTCACCCAGCATTGCCTTATGTCAAAGTAAAAGATTCCGAGTCTGATGGAACACCTGTAAATGTTAATCTTTATAATGGGTATTATGCAAAAAATAGCGCAAACCTTGTTGCCAAAATTGTAGAGGTGGTGGAAGGATTTGAAACACAAAATCCAAATTTAAATACTTTGTTTGTCAAGTATATAAATTCCGGCAACGATTCAAACACATCAACATTTTCCTCTAATCAAACCATAACAATTTACAGTGATTCTTATCCAATCTTTAAATATAAAGTTGTTGATGGTTCATCTGGATTTTCTAATTCAGACACCGTTGTTGTTATATCATCTCTTTCGGTTCAAAATTCAACTGGCGGAAACACATTCCCAGCCAGTTCCTTTGTTGCCGGTCAAACCATTCAAAATGGTGTGGCTAATGCTATAATTGTTGAGGCAAATGCAACAGTTAACTCACAAGCATTAATATTAAAAATTAGACCGTTGGCAGCTGATTTAATCTCTGCGAATACTCTCAAATGGACGTTTAATTCTTCAGAAACCATTCGTAATGCAAATACCTCAAATACTGCAAATGTAGTTGCACTGATAGGTGTTAATGCTCAAGGTTCTCTGACCACTGACAGCTTGGGTAAGATTGTTTCAATTACAACTACTAATCAGGGTTCTGGATATTACCATCAACCGTATGTTTCTGTTTCAATAACAAGTAACGGTTCCACAACCAGCTCTGAAATTAATCAATTGGACGTAACCCCTTTCAATTATTTGACCACAGTTTCCATTGGGACGGACGCACAACAGTCCATCGGAACAGGTTATGGTGTTACAATAAATGATGGCACGGTATACCAAAAAGGATTTTTTTCTAAGGTAGATGAGCAGCTGATTATTGTTAACAAATACTCAAATACAGGATTTGATAAATCAGTTGGTTTTTATACTGAAGAAGATATTATCAATAGTAATGAGGATACAACCTTATTAGATAATGCATCCGGAACTTTCAATTATACTGCGCCAGGTGCCGATCGTCTTTATTTAAATCCAATTCTCAGAGTTCTGGATAAAGGTGATGCTGAGGCTAATACAGACTTCTTCCCCATTGTTGAGTTTAGCGAGGGCATTCCTTACAAAAAGACAAATCAAACTGTATATAATGTAATAGGAGATGAGCTGGCAAAAAGAACATATGAAGAGTCTGGTAATTATGTGCTGGATGAATTCAATGTAACAACAAAAGATTCTACCACATTTGCAAATACTGCAAACACGTTTAAAGTATACATTGATCCAGGTTTGGCATATATCAATGGTTATAGGATATCAACAACGGGCAATTTTCAAGAAAGCATTGATAAGGGTATGGACACTCTTACAGGCAGCACCACATCAAAATTTGGTATTGGAAGTTATCTCTTAGTTGATGAATTGGGCGGTAGATTTAATATTCACAAAGCAGCTCAGGTTGAATTGTATAACACCGCAGTAAATTATGTAACAGGTGGTGGCGGAACAATAGCTACAGCCGGAACATTGATAGGTTATGCCAGAATAAGGTCATTGATGTTAGAATCTGGAGACGTAGGCACTTCAGCTGGGACATATAAGTTATATGTCTTTGATTTTGATATGGTTGCTGGCAAAAATCTTAGCGATGTAAGATCTATCTGTTTCAAAGATACTGGAACTCCTGTTGGTATATGCGATACGGTATTGGATAATTCGAAAACAAATCTTCTGGGGGTTGGTTCAGATTATACAGGTCTATTAATAAAAACCGTAAATGCCAGCAAATCTGTTAATGATTTGGAGTATGTTTATAGGACTGTTTCAAGTGAAACCGCCAACTCTACGGGTTACATTAGTAAGGCTGATCCAGGTGCAACCGAATCTTATCCTTACACAGGAACTTGGAGTGCGGTACAAAAATCAGAGTTGATTTTAATACCAACCGGAAACTATCAAGCTGATACATTATCTGGTACAATACAAACTAACAGTAATACAACTGTAACTGGAACTTCAACAGACTTTACAGCCCAATTAAAACCTGGGGATTTTATCCGAGTTACTTCAGCCTCGGGTAATACAATGGGTCAGGTAAGTTTAATAACAAGTAACGTTAGCCTGAAATTGGTAGCTGCTGCCAATGGAACTGTGAACGGAGTTGGGAGAATACTTTTCCCAAATAACGTCCCTATTTCTTTAAATAGAACCGGCAGAACAGCCAATGTAGATGTTTCTAACGGTCACCTGACAATATATTTGGCTAACAATATTTCAAACGTTTCAACAAACGCTGCTTCAACTATGGGTGCTTATTTGACCTTTAATGTAAAAGAAACAGATATAACCCCAACGGCAAAATCAATAAAAAGAAATATCTATACTAGAATTGTAGTTTCCAATACCATAGCAACTTCAGTGGGAGCTGCTAATAGCACAGCAAATACTGTAGGACCTTGGGCATTGGGTATACCTGAGGCGTTTAGGTTGAAAACGGTTTATTCGGCCAACGTGGCTTCTAGAACATTAACTGTAAATCCAAACACTGCTGTAAGCAATACAGATGATTTTATTTCCGTGGCTAATAATCTATTTTCAAATGGCGACTCAGTTCTTTATGCAAACACCACAGGAAATAATGTAATTGGTGGTCTTTCTAATAACACCACATACTTTGTGGTTTCGTCAAATTCTTCAGGATTTAAATTAGCAGCCACCAGAGGCGGAGCGGTTATTGATTTGACAGCCAATGGAACAACAGGAACATCAAATCATACTTTGGTCGGTTACCCATTATTTTTCAATGAATCTTCTCCGCATGCAGTAGATGTTACAAATGACTATTATGTTGACCACAACCAAACTGAAGATTTCCTTGATATTTCATTTTTGTTTTTAAAACCGAGAAAGAGTAAACCAACCGCAAACGATTCGATATTGGTAAAATTTGATGCCTTTACAACTGGTTCTGGTGCAAAAACAGTTAGTTCTTACAGCATCAGTGATGGGGCTAATTTAACCTCTCTTTCTTCAGCTAACACTAATATACACACCATGGAAATCCCAGAAGTGTTTGGTATTAGAAATGCAAAATATTATGATTTGAGAGATCAAATTGATTTTAGACCATCTGTTGCAAATACTATAGCATTAACAAGTGACACAGGATCTAATACAAATATAAATCCTACAGGTGGTGATGCAAATACAAGAATACAAGACATTGATTGGAAGTTCCCTGCGCCAGACACTGACGTTACAGCAAATGTAGAATACTATCTTGGAAGAAATGATTTAATTGCAATACAAGCCAATGGTAGATTTTCAACAACTAAAGGTGGTGTTGGTATTTACGATAAATTACCAGCAGCTCCATCTAACTCTATGACATTACAGTATTTGATAATTCCGCCATATCCATCTTTGCCTGCATCACTTTCTAAAGAAATGGCTGAGATTGTTGATACCAAGATTGTAAATGAAAAATACACCAAGATGAGGCAGAGTAATTTTAAAGTTGCAACATCAATGGATAATGATCAAAAGAGTAAAATTCAATTTAAAAATTACAAAATGGCTGATATTGCCAAAATTGAAAGAAGGATAGAAGCACTTGAATATTACACCAGATTTACTCTTGCTGAAACTATAGCAAAATCTAGATTTATACCAAGTGCCGCAGATGGATCAGATAGATTTAAATTTGGATATTTTGTCGATCCGTTTAGCAACGATCAATTTTCTGATAAAGCAAATCCGGAATTTTGGTCTTTAATTAAAGACGAGTGTCTACAACCTATCAGAAATGATTTCAATATCAATTTTGATTATGAAGAATCCAATGAGAACTTTAGGGGTGGGCAAACATTATCGACATTTGAATTTGAAAATTATGCCATAATTTCACAGTTAGATATTACTGACGGACCGGTGTTTATACCAGTGCCAGTCGCAGAGCCAGAGATAGCCGGCGATGACTTCCCCATTGTTACCAGCGAACCAACGGTAGTTGGTCCGGTCACCCCAACACTGTCACAACCAGTTGTTGATACGACAGGAACAGTTGATGTTGTAACTTTGACTCAAGTGTACTCTGAAGTAGTACAAAGAAATACCACATCATCCTATAATGATAACGGTACTTCATTTGAAGAATTTTATTATACCTTCAGTGCTACAGAAGGACCTGCTAAATTGTTTATGAACTCAAGGGACAACAATGCCGCTATAGAAATTTCTCAAAGTGACACTAGGGATGGAACTTACACAAGAGTTGTAACATCTGCCGGTGCAAGTGCTATCAGCCAATATGAGTTTGATACAAATGGTTTATATAATATCACCGGAAGATCGGGTGACTGGGAATCACTAAATACTTTAAGTGGCTCTAGGAAATCTAACGGACCATTTGGCGGGTGGATAGAAGATTCCTTTAAAGTTACTTGGACTTACGATCCGTCTCTTGGTCAATTTGTACGAGTCAGAGTTTACAAAGGTAAGAGAAGCGGTAATGATGCTTCAAGAGGTTCTTACTATTATAAATTGGTATATCCGTCTGATACGACTACTAGAGAAACAATAACTGTACCAAATCCGGCAACATTTAACTATAATGGTACAGTTCAATCTATTGCACCAAATTATTTTGAAATGCCAAATTGGACTTGGTGGACTTGGGTTGGACCAAATTACTTTAATAATAGTTCCTACGCTGGTCAAAAGGGATATGTTGATAATCAAAAATTCACACTTTTTGTCAGTGGGTTAAAACCAAATACAATACATAAATTTATTTTAGAAGGTCAAGATCAAACATCTAAGACCCAGCAAATAAGAGTTAATGATTCTGATGGTGGTTATACAAGCGGGTTGGTAAGTAATAATGATGGGTTGTTGAGGTTTGATTTCTATTATGATGCTGGGATAGATGAAGCTGCAAGCGATTGGGAACTGCAAAATAAAATAGCATCTTCAGTTGCTGGTGATAAATCCTTTAGGTTGGAAAGTTATGATCTAGTTTCAACTGCAACAGGGGCATTTAATATTAAAACATGGACAACTTCTGAATATACATATAATGGTACAACATATACTATAGCAACAAATCAACAAGGTGAGGAAATTGAATATAATTATAACAATCAGTCGGTTCCACCAGTTGAGACTGAAACTTCTACAGAAAATAACGTAATAACAACAGTTGACTACGATTATTCTGTAATTGAAGATGAAAATCCGTATGATCGACGTTATTGGTCCAGAAATAGAGAAGATGAATGATGAAAATTAATTTAAAGGGAAAAAAATAGATGTCAGTATCATACGATTATGTCCAAACATTTTATGTTGATAAAAATCGAGTCAATAGTGCGGATAAAGTTCTATTAACCTCTATTGATTTATTTTTTAAAACAAAACTTCAAGGTGGTAACGCGGGTGTTTCTATTTGGCTTTGCGAAGCCAACGGAGAACAACCATCGCCAAGTTCAAGGTTGAAAGATTCTAATTCTTATTTGCTTGGCACTTATATTAATGCTGATCCTTTAGGTCAAACATCAACTCAGTTTTCTTTTAGAAATCCAGTGTTGTTGAAAACCAATAGCACATATGGCGTGGTTATAAAATTTGAATCGGAAGCCTATACTTTATGGACAAACAGGAAGGGCGATGCTATTGTTACTCTTACTGGTAAAACAAATTCTCCATCTGCAGGTTCTGCTGCTAATTTTGAAGGGAAGTTATACAAACGAAGCAATTCAGGAAATCACAGTGAATTGACCGATGAAGATTTAAAGTTTGTTGTTTATGTTGCAAAATATACATCAACATCGGCAACGTTTAACTTGATACCCAAAGATTATGAATTTATCACCATGCTAACAAGAAATGGATTTTTAACCAATGGTGAGTGGGTATATAAAGATGTAGCCAACGCCACTGGCACCTTGTCTACGAGTTCTATTTCGGCAAATATAACTGGTTCAGGCACTTCACTGAGTAGTCATATAGTCGGCGATAGAATCTTTGTATCAAACGGAACTATAACAGATACATTAACAATAACATCTATTTCAAATTCAACTTTTATTCAAGTTGATAAAAACCCAAGTTTTACAAGTACTGTTGCATATAAAGTCCCAGTTTCAGCAAAGGTTGTATTGCAAAATATACCAAATAAAGAATTGGTTCTTGTTGATTCTAATGCCGCAAACTCCGCGTTCAAATTTGGTAGTGGTGATGTGTTGATAGGTGCTTATAGTGGCGCCAACGTTACCATAGATACAGTTGATTATAAAAATGTTGATATGTTTAATGCCAAATTTAAAATATCTTCTCCAGCAATCGGGAGTTATACTCTCAAGTCAAAATTTGCTAACACCAGTAATAATATCGCAACTTCTTATACTAATTTTAGTTTGTTTGATGATAAAAAACCAGAATTAGAACAAAGACTGCTTTCTCGTTCTTTAGAAGTGGTGGGAAGCAATTTGTATGGTGCCGAAACTAAATCTGCGGTTGTGGAAGTTGCTTTCAGTCTTAATGCAGCTAATAGCAGCAGTATTTTTGAAGCTCCGTGTTTAGATGGCGATGAATTGGATATGATCAGCACAAGTTTTGATATTAACACCACCAGTTTAACAACCCAATATGGAATTACAGATTATGATACTGAAGTAGATAAAAATGGATTGGCTACCTGCAAATATATTTCCAAGAAAGTTTCTTTTGCAAAGGATAGATATGCTGAAGATATCATAGTGACAATAGGCGCATATAGACCTATTGGCACCACGATAAATGCTTATGCAAAAATACATAACAGTCAAGATTCTGAGCCATTTGATGATAAAGCCTGGACACCACTTGAATTAACAGATAATATAGGAAGGTACAGTGTAGGTGAAAACGATATTGCCGAATACAATTATAGTTTACCGCAATATCCAGATTCGAAAGAAACAATCACATCAAACTTTACGAATAATAGTAATGCCACGATCTCAACTTCAACTAATGTGTCTGCAAATATTGTTGCTGGGGCTGTAGTAAAAATATACGATTCCATATTACCGATTAATCATGAAGTGTTTAAAGTGGTTTCTTCAAATGCAACATCATTCACGGTTAACAGGTCGGT